GTTTTATAATAAATCTTGGAGGAATTACGTATAATTACAGAGACGGAGAAATTTTAGAAACCACAGCTGAATTTCAATTTGATCAGCTACTTGTAGAAACTCAAAATAATTTTTAAACCTATACAAAAAAAATAACCTGAAAAAGAATAAATAAAATATATGGCAAGAATAATTAACTCACCCGGTGTACAAATTACTGAAAAAGATTTGTCCTTAAGAAACGCAATAACTGTTGGAACTAACGTAGTAGTTCCTGGATTTGCTCCACAAGGTCCTGTCTCAGAACCAATTCTTATCACTACAAGTAGCGAATTAGAACAAGTTTACGGTATTCCAATTACAGCTGCGGAAAAATACTTTCATTATACATGTAGAGAAATTCTAAATTCTCCTGCAATTCTAACTACCGTTAGACTACCTTATGGAGAAGAATCAGGAGCTTCACATAGGAAAAATTATAGTGGTTTATTTTATCCTATGACTTTGACAGCTTCAGGTGGAGTTTCCGCATGGGAAATTGGAGAGCCTAATCACAAAGAACTTTCAATCAGTCAGTATCAATCTTTGGTTGCTGGAGATTTAGAATGGACAGGTACTACAAGTGGAGAGGCTTCCAATCTCGATTCCGATCCTGAAGTTTCTGCTGGATTTTTTATTCTTAACAGCCTACAAACAACCATCAACGAAATGGGAGAAGGTTATTATGTTGGTTTTGCAGACAATTCTGCTCTTTCTGCTGCCTCTCCAGATTTTGAATCCGTTACATTTATTAACACATTAAGTGGCGAGAGTACTTTTTCGGAAATCCCATCTAACAAAGATAGCAGTACAAATCGTCTCAATTTTTCTCTTTCAGCAACTCAAGAAGAGTCAATGAAGGGCGATGATTCCGTATCAGAAATTCTCGAAAAAGTAGGATTTATCGGATTCGAAACGCAAGAATTTGCAGATCACCTTTCCCTTGGCGTTTTCAAAGTTCGTAGATCTACAGCCGATTCTCAGTATTTAACACTCGGTCAAATCGAAAAACATTTAGGTTCGCTCGATTCTAATAGAAAGAAAACAAATTCTTCAGGTGGAATTTTAGAAAATTCATTTATTGAGGATAGAATTAATGAAAAGTCTCCTACAATTAGAATGTACATCAATCCAGAAATTTCAAAGGAATTTGCATGGACAACGAACTCGACTCTTCCAACCGCTCGTGTTAAAGTAAAAAATGAAGCTAAAGGTCTATATGCTGTAGGTATCTATAATCCAGAAGCTAGAAATTCAGACATAAATAAAGTTATTGGAGATGTACCATTAAAGCTTGACAAAGCTTTCCGTCTCTTAGAGTCAACCCAAAATACTACAGTAGACGTTGTTGTTGATGCTGGTCTTTCTACTGTTTATAGTTATACAAACGCTTTAGGAGTGGATGGCTACGATAATTGTGAATCTACTTATATCGATGATGTAACAATCCTTGAGGAGCCTTGGAAAGTTGTTACAAATCAGCTAATTAATTTTTCAGAAAACACAAGAAGAGATTGTTTCACCATCATCGATGTTCCGAGAGCTTTGTTAGTAACCGGTAAAAATCAAAAAGTCATAGACCTCGAAGGAAAAACTTTTACAGAAGACATATACAATCCTTTAAGAAAATTAATCACTAATAATTCAAATTATGCTAGTACATATGTAAACTGGGTAAAGATTTCAGATCTTTATTCGAATCGCAGAATGTGGGCTCCTTTTTCAGGCTATGCAGCAGCAATTTTTGCAAGAAATGACGAGCAAGCGTATACGTGGTCAGCACCAGCTGGGCTAAATCGTGGAACGTTTGATGTAATCGACATTGCATTTAATCCTAACTTGAAACAAAGAGATCGTCTTTATGAAATTTCTGTAAACCCTGTGGTGTTCTTCCTTGGAGATGGCTACACAGTTATGGGTCAAAAGACACTTCAAACTAAGCCATCCGCCTTTGATAGAATTAACGTCAGAAGATTGTTCTTAACTCTTGAAAGAGCTACGGAACGTACATTAAAATATTTTGTATTTGAACCAAATACGGACTTTACAAGACGTAGATTAATTGATGTAATTACTCCTATTTTTGAATTAGCTCAAAAGAACGACGGTTTATATGATTATATGTTGGTTTGTGATGACAGAAATAATACAGCCAACACAATTGATCAGAATGAATTAATCGTAGACATTTATCTCAAACCAGTAAGAACAGCTGAATTTATTCTTGTAAACTTCATAGCAACAAGAACAAATCAAAATTTCTCTGAGTTAATCTAATCTTAACAATAAATAAATTATATGGCAACAACACAATCAATCGAAAATTTTTATAGCGTAGCTCAATCATCTGACTTCGCAAGACAATTCCAATTCAGAATAATTGGAGGAACAGGAACTTTTGCGGGATGGAATGAAGATCATTTTATATACGTTGAAACTGCAGTTCTTCCTGGACGTCAGATAACAAACGTTCCGGTACCGTATATGGGACTAGACTTTAATGTTCCAGGAACCGTAAAATATCCAGGTTCTGCTGCGTACAATGTTGTTTTTAGATGCGATCAAAATTACAATATCAGAAAAGCTCTCGAAGCAGCTACATTTGTAACATTCGATGAGGCCACTTCAACAGGAGATTACAACACACCCAAAAAAGCAAACACACTCACGTTAGGTTTACTAGGTAAATCTGGCACCGAGGCCGGTATAAACATTGTAAGAAAATATAAATTATTTGGAGTATATGTGCAAAGTCTTGCTGATGCTAACTATGATATTAAAGACTCAGGTACTGTTCAAACAGTTAACACTACTTTGGCTTATCAATATTGGAGACCTTTAGCAGGCACTGGGTCAGCTCCTGTCACAAAGTTTTCTGTTTCAGGTTCTCAAATAGGAAAAAAAATGATAGGAAGGGACAAACCAAAAGATGAAAAATAACAAAGAGCAGATGGGATGCAGTACAGGATCATGTCCTAAAGGAAGGGCTTCGGAACCCATAAAGTCCTGTCTCCGAGTGTTTCGTCGGCTTTCCCTCATGTAACTATGTGGCCCTC